CATGTCTTTCCCCAACGTCAGTGACATCGTTGCCACCACGATCCAGTCGCGCACGCGGCAGATCGCGGACAACGTCACCAAGAACAACGCGCTGCTCAAGAAGCTGGAGATGCGGGGCAACCGCAAGGCGTTCTCCGGCGGCAACGTGATCTATCAGGAACTCAGCTTCGCGCAGAACAGCAACGGCGGCTGGTACTCGGGCTACGACCTGCTGCCGGTCGCTGCCTCGGACGTCATCAGCGCGGCCGAGTTCACGATCAAGCAGCTTGCCTGCCCGGTCACGATGTCCGGTCTCGAAGGTCTGCAGAACGCGGGCAAGGAGCAGATGATCGACCTGCTCGAAGGCCGCATCGGCGTCGCCGAGGCCACGATGGCGAACCTGCAAGCTGCCGGCGTCTACGCCGACGGCACGGGTTCGGGCGGCAAGGAGATGACGGGCCTGAACGCTGCCGTGCCGGTCGACCCGACCACGGGCGTCTACGGCGGCATCGACCGCGCGACGTGGAACTTCTGGCGCTCGGTCTACAGCAAGCCCGGTGCCGCGCTGACGGCTTCGACCATCCAAGGCGCGATGAACGCGCTGTGGGCTCAACTGGTGCGCGGTAGCGAGCGCCCGGACCTGATCCCGATGGACAGCGTGATGTGGGGCCTGTACGTCGCCTCTCTGCAGGCGCAGCAGCGCTTCACGTCGCCCGAAGTCGGCAACCTCGGCTTCCCGACCCTGAAGTTCATGGACGCGGACGTCGTGCTCGACGGCGGCATCGGCGGGTTCTGCCCGGCGAAGACGCTCTTCATGTTGAACACGAAGTACATCTTCCTGCGCCCGCACTCGGCGCGCGACATGGTGCCGCTCAACCCGAACAAGCGCTACGCCGTCAACCAAGACGCCGAGGTGCAGATTCTGGCGTGGGCGGGCAACCTCACCACGTCGGGCTCGCAGTTCCAAGGCCGGCTGGAGTCTGCGTAAGCAGACGGGGTAAGACGAAGGGGCTTCGGCCCCTTCGTTGCCTTCAACTCTGAGGAGCAACACATGGCTGCATCTCTTCCCGGCGCGACCCCCGCGCAAAACGCTGCGAACCCGTCGCAAGGGCGCGCAGTGATGATCGACCCGCTGTCGGGACCGAAGGGCTCCCCGTTCGGCGGACGCACGCTCTCGTTCGACGCGAACGGCCACGCCGTTTACACGCCGGACCCGGCGAACCTGTCGACGGGCGCGCTCTCGACCGGCATCGGCTTCGGCTCGCCGCCGATCATCGGGCCGACCGCTCCCGCGTCCATCCGGGCTGCGGGCTTCAGCGACGACTACACGCCGGGCGTGACGAAGCCCAGCGGCGTTGCCGCGACCGACTCGACGCTGGTCTACATCGGCGGCGGGCGCAGCGATGCCAACGGCCTGCCGAACCCCTACGACGAGAGCGCGGTTGCGCTGGCGATGGCGGGCAACGGCGGCTCGCGCGACGCGGGCGCAGGTCCGGCCTTCACCGGCTTCGGTGTAAAGACCGTGACGGCAACGGGCGCGGTGGCGAACGGCGCAGCGGTCGAGACCGGCTTCACGAACCGCAGCGGCGTCGCGCTGAAGGCGGGCGAGTCGGTCTTCGGTTCGGCGACGGCGGCGAACGCAGCGCCGGTCTAAGCGATGAACGCGGGCGTTCTCGCGTTTGACGGCACGGGAAGGATCAAGGCGCTTGACGTCGCTGATTTTCCCGTGCCGTATTTCAACGGCGGCACGCCGACAGGCAACCTTGGGTCGCTTGTCGCCGCCACCTTTGCGTCCGGCTTCACTCCACAGGTGTGGGTCGGTGGTTTGCCCTACACCCTGACGGGTGCGTTGGTGGTGGACTTCTTCGGGGCCATCGACCACCACGTCGCAGGCATCCCGATCACCGTGAACGGCTGCGTGGCGGTCGATGCGGGCGATGCAGTCAAGTGGACGCCGGGCGGCATCCCGCTCAGCGTCATCAACAAGGTCTGCCTTGCGGTAACCGAGCCCGTCGACATCCACGCCTTCAACAACGGTTTCGACCAGCAGGCCTTCTCATGACGCTTCAGGAACTGCGCGACGGCATCAATCGCGAACTGCCTGACAACGACCAGCAGCAGATCACGCCGGCCAAGCTCCGCGTGGTGCTGTTGCTGATCGTGCAGGCCATTGCTGACGGGGTGGACGCATGACCATCAAATCTATCGCCGAACTGCTGGCGCAGGCCGACGCAACGCTGCCTGACAACACGACGCAGGAGATCTCGCCCGCCGACGTGCGGCAGATGTTCAGGGACTTCCTCGACACGATTGCGCCGGCTTACGGCGTGATTGCGTGCAGCAGCACGACCGAGACCCTGAGCGCGACGCCGCAGGTGTTAGCGCCTTTCACGTCTGCACTTGCAGCAGTCGCGGGCTACTACACCACGAACCTTACGAACGGCAGCGTGACTCGGCTTGTGCAGACTGCCGGGCTTGCTGGCGCGACGGACTTCGTCGTGGCGTCGGGCTCGGTCGCAGGCGCGAACAACGCGAACGTGCTGGTCGAGCTTTACAAGAACGGCGTCGCCACTGGCTACAAGGCCAGCGTGACCTGCAGCGGCGCCGGTGACGAGCAGGGCTTCAACATCGCGGGCATCACCTACACGCCCGCGCCGGGTGATGCCGTGTACGACCTGCGCGCTACGGGGCCAGCGGGCAGCTACGTCTTCGCGGACGTGACCCTCGTGATTCAGGCCCAACCTGTCCGTTCATTTGTCTAGGAGAAGCCCATGAAGACTGTCGCTGCTGTACTGCTGATGCTGTTCTCGCTCGTGATGATGTCGTCGACCGCGCTGGCGCAGGACGCCAAGATCACCGATGCGCAGAAGCTCGGTGTCGCGCTGCTGGCCGCCGAAGGCATCACCGCGCTCGTGCTCGGCCCCGTCGTGCTGCCCGCCGCCATCGCTACAGGCACGCAGGAGCAACTGTGCGCGGCCATGAAAGGCAAGTACGACCCGAAGGCCGCTGACCAGTGCGCCGGCGGTTCGTGGCTGCGCCTTATTCCGATTCTCAAGAATCTGCGCGACTAACTCGCGCAGTGTTGTTCCACCGTCGTCAACTCAAAAGGAAAATTCAAATGCTCTCAGCCGCAGAAGTCGAGGCCAAGCAAAACGCCACACCCACGGACTGGTCGACCTATGACCAGCAACTCACCGAGCGCAGTGACGAGAACGCGTCGCGCTTCGCGGCTGACAGCAAGCTGCACGTCCGCTTCTTCATGCGCGCGAAGTACAACCCGGACCTCAGTGCCGAGCAGAACCGGCCGATCTACGAGGACACCGAGTACGTCGAGATCATGATGCCGGGCGAGAAGCACAACATCATCTCGCGGCCTGCCGCGTCGATGCGCGACGACCTGCGCTTCCCGAAGCAGTACGCGCAGTTCAAGGCCGGGCAGGAGGATCAGGTCGTCGGCACCCCGCTCAAGGTGCTGCCGTTCCTCTCCGAGGCCCGTGTCGCGGAACTCGCGTACTTCAAGATCCGCACGGTCGAGCAACTCGCCGAACTCTCGGACACCGTGAACTTCATGGGCGTGCAGGAACTGAAGCAGAAGGCGAAGAAGTTCCTGTCGGCCATGACCAGTGGCGAGCAACTCGCGGAGCAGAACCGCAGCCTGCAGGCGCAGCTTGACGAGATGCGCGCCATGATCGAGCAGATGACGGCGCCGAAGGGCAAGAAGCAGCCGGCCGAAGTTGACCCGCTGACGTAACAGGAAAGGGTAGCGATGCCGATCTATCAGATGACGAATGAGCAGACGCTCGCGTCTGTCATTCAGACTTGCAGCAGATTGCTGTCGCTACCCATTCCGTCGGACCCGGCGGGGTCGGAAGACCCCAACACCGTCTTGATGCGGACGGTGGTGAATCTCGCTTCGCTTGAGATGCTGAACACCTACGAGTGGGCGGATCTCACGAAGATGGCGAGCATCGACGTCTTCACGGCCGCGCCGCCGTCGAGCACGCAGGCGACCGAGACCGCATTCGATCTGCCCGAGGACTTCTACCGCTTCATCGACCAGACGCAGTGGAACGGCGCGATGCGCTTCCCTGCGGTCGGCCCGGTGGCGCCGCAGGGCTGGATGACCTACATGGTCTTTCCGATCAGCGCGAACTTTACGCTGACGTGGCAGATCCGCGAAGGCAAGATCTGGTTCCTCAATGCGCCGCCTGCGCCGGGGCAGCAGTTCCGCTTCATGTACCTGTCGCGTGCGCTGGTGCAGGACGCCGACAACCCGGACCTCTACAAGAACGTCGCCAGCAAGAACGGCGACAAGTTCATTCTCGACGGGCTGCTGATGACGCTGATGACGCGCGTTAAGTGGCTCGAAGCGAAGGGCTTCGACAGCAGCGCGGCGCTGCGCGACTTCATGCTCGCGTTCGACTCGCGCGTCGGCGCGCAGAAGGGCGCGAACATCCTGAACATGGCCGGTGGCCGCCACGACTACCCGTACATCGGCATCGGCAACCTGCCCGAGGCCTCGCTCTACGGGATGCGCCGCTGATGGCCCTGCCTGCCGTCCCTGTTGGCTGGACCCCGATGGAGGAGGTGATCGAAGAGGTGCCGAATCCGAACTTCGGCACGGCCTACGGCCAGAACTACTTCGTTCGCGTGACCTACCGCACGACGTGGCCCGAGCGCAATCTGACTGTGTCTGACGGCAGCATGGACGCGTGCGCGTCGCAGGCCTTCGCGCTGGCGCAGTCGCAGACCCAGCGCGCAAGCGAAGGACAGCCGGTATGAGCCTCGTCCCCTACAACAACCCGCGCCGGGTCATCCCGCGCCGTAGCTCGGCGACGAAGACGCACCAGATCTTCGCTTTCCAAGCCCCGATCAAGGGCCTCGACATCTCGCAGCCGCTGCCCGGTGGCGATCCGTTGACGGCGATCCGCCTCATCAACATGGTGCCGCGCGTGCTCGGGTGCCAACTGCGCGCGGGCTACAAGCGCTGGTGCGGCAACATGGGCGGCGAGATCCGCACGCTCGCGGTCTATCAGCCTGCGCTCGCGTCGGAGGAACAGTTCTTCGCGGGCAGCAGCAACGGCAATGTCTACGACGTGACCGGGACCCTGCCCGGCGCGACGGTGCCGCCGATTGCGTTCACCTCGCTCGGCTCGCTCTTCGACGGCGAGTACTCGGCCACGAACTTCACCACGAGTGCCGGCGTGCACTACCTCGTGATGGTGTCCGAGGGCGCGGGCATGTGGATCTACGACGGCTCGACGTGGACCCAAGTCGTGCAAGGCACGGGCGCGCTGCAGATCGAAGGCGTCGACCCCGCGCTGTTCGACTATGTGATGATCTGGAAGTCGCGTCTATGGTTCATCGAGAAAGACTCGACCCGTGCGTGGTATCTGCCCGTCGGTCAGGTTGCGGGCAAGGCGACGGCGTTTGACTTCGGTTCATTGCTGGCGAACGGGGGCTCGCTCGCGGCGCTCACGAACTGGACCGTGGACGGCGGCGAAGGCATGGACGACAACTTCGTCGTTGTGTCGACGCAGGGCGACATCCTGATCTATCGCGGCACCGACCCGGACGAGGCCTCAACCTTCAGCATGGTCGGGCGCTGGTTCATCGGGCGCGTGCCCGTCGGCCGCCGGTTCCTGACGCAGTTCAGCAGCGACATCGCCATCCTGTCGGAGCGCGGTGTGTGCTTCCTGTCGGAACTGCTGCGCGGGCAGGGCTTCTTCACGAACGCGACCATCGCGCAGAACGTGAACGCCGAACTCGCGGCGCAGGTCGCGCAGCGGCTCGACAGCCGGTACTGGGAGATCGTCTTCCTGCCGCACGAGCAACTGATCGTCATCAACGCACCGGCGACCGCGAGCGGCGAGATTCAGTGGGCGTATGAGGTCAACAACAAGGCCTTCTGCACGCTAAAGGGCATGCCGATGCTCACGGTGCAGAGCCTCGGCGGCCGGACCTACTTCGGTGACACCGAGGGCAATGTGTGGCTCGGGTTCGAGGGCAACGCCGACGGCACCGTCGATGACGTCACGGGCAAGGACCTCGAAGGCTCGGTCGTCTCTGCCTTCGTGTCGCTGGGTGAAGGCGTGCGCGTGAAACGGTTCCTGATGGTGCGGCCGAGCTTCATCTCGCGCAGCCAGCCAGCGGTGCAGGCGCGGCTGAATCCTGACTGGTCTTTTGCGCTGCCTGCCGGCGCGCCGAATTACCTCGCTGCTGGTGAGTCGCTGTGGGACAGCGCGCTGTGGAACACGGCGGTGTGGAGCGGCGAGACCCAGACCTACGAGGTCTGGGTCGGCGCCGTCGGCACGGGGCGCTATGCCTCGCTCTCGATCAACGTGCGCGGCGAGGCCGACACGATCTTCGTCGGCTGGCAGGCGCTGGCCGAGCCCGGTGGCATCCTGTGATCACGACCGCGCATCAGGACCTGCTCGCGTCGTGGCTGTGCTCGCGGATCGGCTACATCCCGTCGCAGGCCATCAAGTGCATCGGCAACATGATCGACGGCAAGATCGTCGGCGTGGTCGGGTTCGACGGATACAACGGCGCCAGCGTGATGATGCACGTCGCTGGCGATGGCAACTGGTGCACCCGGTCGCTGCTGTTCGCGGCCTTCGACTACCCGTTTAAACGGCTTCGGTGCAAAATGGTGATCGGCCTCGTGCCGAGCGGGAACCGGGAGGCGCTGCGCTTCAACGAGCGGCTGGGCTTCAAGGTCGAGAACGAACTGCACGACGCGCACCCTGACGGCTCGCTGGTGCTGATGACGATGCGGCGCGACGAGTGCCGCTGGACGGAGGAAAGATATGGGAAAGAAGTCCGCACCACCGCCGGCTCCTGACTACACGCAGGCAGCGGAGCGCACTGCGCAGTCGTCGCAGGAGGCGCAGACGCGCGCTGACTGGGCCAACCGTCCCACCATCAATACACCGTGGGGGCAGCAGTCGTGGCAGGCGCAGGCCGGGACAGATCCGTCGACCGGCCAGCCGATCACGAACTGGACCCAGAACCTGACGCTGTCGCCGCAGCAGCAGGCCGCGCTCAATGCGCAGATGGCGCTGGAGCAGGGCCGCAGCGAACTCGGCCAGTCGTTCATGGGCCGGGTGCAGGATGCCTACTCGAAGCCCTTCAACTGGGGCGGGATGCAGGGCTACGGCCAGACCCCGCAGGCCGGCGGCAGCGAGGCGTGGCTCACGGGTGGCGCGGGTCAGGGCGTGCAGAACAAGGTCGCTGGCTCGGGTCAGGGCATCCAGTCGCAACTGCAAGGCGCGGGGCAGGGCATGATGGCCGGCGTCGACCGCAGCCAACTCGGTGCGATGCCGGACACCAGCCAAGCGGCGCGTGCCCGGATCGAAGACGCGATGATGGCGCGGATGCAGCCGCAGCATCAGCAGGCGCAGGCCGGGCTCGAAGGCAAGCTCCAGAACATGGGCCTGACGCGCGGCAGCGAAGCGTGGAACCGTGAGATGCAGCGCCTCGGCGACCAGCAGTCGCGCGAACGCTTCAACGCGCTCGACCGTGGCCTCGCCGAGCAGCAGGGTCAGTTCGGCATGGACATGCAAGGCCGTCAGCAGGGCTGGCAGGAGATGCTGGGCCAAGGCCAGTTCCAGAATCAGGCGCAGCAGCAGGCCTTCAATCAGGCCGCGCAGGCGGGGCAGTTCGGCAACGCCGCGCAGCAGCAGGCGTGGCAGCAGAACCTCGCCAACGCGCAGTTCGGCAATCAGGCCCAGCAGCAGGGCTGGCAGCAGGCGCTCGGCCAGAACCAGCAGAACTTCGCGCAGCAACAGGCCGCGCAAGGGCAGAACTTCAACCAGCAGATGCAGGCTGCGCAGTACCAGAATCAGTTGCGGCAGCAGCAGATCGCTGAAGAGCAGATGCGTCGCGGGATGTCGCTGAACGAGATGAACGCGCTGCTGAGTGGTCAGCAGGTCGGCATGCCGCAGATGCCGAGCTTCAACACCTCGCAGAGCGCGGGCGGCGTGAACTATTCCGGCGCGGCCGGTCAGCAGTACAACGCCGCGATGGATGCCTTCAACGTCAAGCAGCAGCAACAGCAGTCGATGATGTCGGGGCTGGGCTCGCTCGCTGGCATGGCGGGCATGTTCATGTCCGACGTCCGGCTGAAGTCGGACATCGTGCGTGTCGGCACGCACCCGGTCGGCGTCGGCATCTACGAGTACGAGATCTTCGGCCGCCGCGAGCGCGGTGTGCTGGCGCAAGAACTGCAGGAGGTCCGGCCCGACCTCGTGCACGTCCACGACTCGGGCTACCTGATGGTGAACTACGGAGGGCTGCAATGAATCCCGGTCAGACTGGACAGTCGATGGACCCGATGATGCTCGACTACCTGCTGGAGATGGGCGCGCTGACGCCCGAGCAGGAACAACTCGCGCGCCAGCGCCAACTGGTGCAAGGCCTGCGCGAGTCGTCGAGCATGGAGAACGTGCGCGACACCCGCAACGCCGGCCGGATGCAGGTCGCGCGCTCCCCGCTGGAGATGCTCGCGCCCGCAATCGGTCAGGGCCTCGCCGCGTACAAGGACAAGGGCCTCGACACGCAGGCCGCCGCGCTGAAGCAGAAGCGGCTCGAAGGCATCAAGAGCCTGCGCAGCCGCTGGGCGCAGCCGCAGGACCCCGAGGCCGCTGGCGGCCTGCAGGGGCTCGGTGGCACGCCGGACTTCATGCCGGGCAGCTACTAGGGAGCAACGATGGAACCGGACAGCTACATGCTGGACGTCTTCGAGGGCGCGCTGCCGCCGCCGGTGACGCCGACGCAGGCACGCGCGGCCGCACTGCGCACGCCGAAGAAGTCGAGCACGTCGGTGACGCAGACAGTGGTCTCGCCTGTCACTGCGCAGGACAAGACCCCGCCGCCGACGCCGGGTGCCGCGCCGCAAGGCCTGCGGCAGTCGAGCGTGCAGCGTGCGCAGAGCGCGCTGCCCGGCCAGTACGAGGCGCTTGAAAAAGCGATGGCGCCGCAGGACTACACGCAGATGCAGGACTACGCCAAGCAGCGCACGCGGCAGGGGCAGCACTCGCTGCTGCTCGCGCTCGCGGCGCAAGAGGCGGGCAAGGAGTTCGAGCCCATCGGCGGCATGTACCTGAAGCAAGCGATGGAAGCACGCCAGCCGCTGAAGACCAGCACCGGCTTCATCTCGCCCGAGGGCCAGCACGTCGAAGACGCGCAACTCGCTGCCGACCAGAAGGTCAAGCAGATCACTGCGCAGATCCAGCGCAACGAGCAGATCCTTTCGTCGGCCGCTACCGCCGAAGAGAAGGAGCAGGCACGTCAGGACAACCTCGAACTGAAGCGGCAGCAGATGGAGCAGACGATGGAACTGCGCCGCATGACGGCCGCTGCTGCGGGTGCTACGCGTGCGAGCGCTGGCGACGCGCGGACGTGGCGCGCGGAAGACGGCCTGTCGAAGCAGTACGACGCGATCACGAAAGATCTGCGCGCCGAGCTAGACGCCACGCGCAAGGTGAAGCAACTCGCACCGACGATGATCAACCGTCGTCCGAACGCTATCGAGCAGCAGTCGATGATCGTGCTGCTGAACAAGTTCCTCGATCCGGGCAGCGTAGTGCGCGAGGGTGAGTTCGACCGCGTCGCGCAAGCGCAGGGTTATGTGCAACGCGCGCAGAACTTGATGAACCGTATCGCCAACGGTGAACTGATGAGCGACACGCTGATCTCGCAGATCGTGAGCATGGCTGACTTCTACGACACGGCCGCGCGTGCGCAGTTGCAAGCGCGTGGTGACGCGTACTGGGAGAAGGCCGCTCGTCGCGGGCTCGATCCGACGAACGTGGTGGTCGATCCTGACTACAAGCCGCGTGGTGCGTCCGCAGAGCAGGGACCGGCACCGGGGCAGGTACGGCTGCGTGGCGCGCAACCCGCTGCGCCTGCACCGGCCCCAGCGCCTGAAGCACCGCCGCCGGGCAAGGTGCGGGTGAAGGGAACGCGCTGATGGACTTTGGCTACAAGCCGCAGTACCCGCTCGAAGCGATGCACCCTGAGATGGAGGCGCGCATCGCGGCCCTGCGCGCCGGGCGTCAGCCTGACGCGGACCGCATACGCGACCAGATGTACGCTAAGGCCGAAGCGGATCAACGCCGCGCGCTTGAGCACAATCAAGGGTGGCTCGGTTTGAAGGGCAAGCTGATGCCTGCGCAGCCGCCAGAGTTCCATCGCTACGTCAACTCAAGAGCGGCAGAGATCCAAGGTGCACAGCGTGATAGCGAGGCGCGTCGCATGCGCGAGCTACAGGTGCAGTTGTTGAGAGGGCGATGATGACCGACCAGACGTTCGAGGTAGATGTCGACGGCAAGACCTACGAGGTCGACGCGCCAGATCCGAACACTGCGTGGAAGTGGGCGAACCAATTCCACGCCGAGGCCGGTGCGAAGCGCAAGAAGGCCATCGCCGATGATCAGGCCGCGACCGCTGCCGCGCGCAAGCAGGACGAGGCCTCGCGGGGCTTCGGCGAGCGTGCCCTGATCAACCTCGGTGCCGGGTTCGACACCGCGTGGCAGGGTGCCAAGCAACTCGGGGCCAAGGTCGGCATCGGCTCGGGCGTCAGCGACGAGGAACTCACCGAGTCCCGCCGCCTGAAGCAGGAGGCCGCAGAGGGCACCACGGGCGGCTCGCTGATCCAGTTGGCCGGTGAGGTCGCCCCGACCCTTGCGGTGCCTATGGGGGCCGCTGGGAGCCTCGGCAGGGCCGCGTTGATGGGTGCTGGCGGGGGCGCTGTCGCCGGGGCCTTGCAGCCCGTCCTGACCAGCGAGAGCAGGCTCGCCAACACGGCGCTCGGCGCGGCCGGGGGCGCGGTCGCCCCGGTGGCCGTGCGCGGGGTCGCCAAATACCTCCCCAGAGCCCTCGGGGGCCGGGGTGAGGGTGAGGTAGCCACCCGTGCCGGAAAACGCCTTGTGCGGGCTCTGGGCGGCTCCGATGAGGCCTCCCAGACGGCCGCCCGGCTGGAGGCCCCGCGCGGAGGCACCGCCCTGACCCAGAACATCCCGCTGACGGCCGCCCAGAAGTCGGGCTCGACCGAACTGGCGCTGGAGGAGATCGCCGCCCGGCGTCGGTTCCCCGAGCACTTCGCCGAGCTAGGCCGGCGCCAGAACGAGGCCCTGCACGACGCCGTGCTGGCGGCCGGGCGCGAAGGGACCGAGACCCGGCTAAACCGTTTAAACGCCGTGCGCGAGGGCCGGACCGCCCCGCTGCGCGAGGACGCGCTCCAGAAGGCCGGCGCCTTCAGCCACGTCGCCCAGCCCCTGCAGCAGCAGGTCGCGTCGCTGCGCTCGCGCTCGGCCGCCGGCTCGCCGCAGCGCGGGCTCGCGGATCTGGTCGAGCGCAGCGTCGATGAGAACGCGAGCCCGGCGCAACTGTACGAACTGCGCAAGCTGCTCGCGTCGAAGCTCAACGGCCCCATGATCCCCGGCGACGAACTCGCCAGCATCACGAAGGGCGCGCAGCGCGAGACGATGGCGATGATCGAGGCCATCGACGACCGACTGAACACGGCCGCGCAGCGCAAGGGCGGCAGCGCTTCGCCGTTCAGCGACTACCTGCGTGAGTTCCAAGCCCGCAGTGGTCCGGTCGAGAGCGCACGCGCGCAGCAACTCATCACGCAGGACGTGACGCAGATGGGTCGGCCGATGGTGGGCGAGGCGCCCGAGACCACACGCAGCGTGCTGAAGCGTGCGCTGGAGAAGCACGGCGTCAGCAAGAAGTTCGGCACGAAGCTCGAACCGAACGCACAAGCGCGCTACGGCGAGGTGATGGATCTGATGCAGCAGATGGAAGAGCCGATGCGCTCGCTGAAGCTCGGTGGCACCGGCGGGGGTGGGTCTCAGACCGCGATGCAGGGCGCGGCGAAGGCGGTCGTGAACTCGAAGGTGCCGTTCGCCGGGCACGCCATCGACGTCATCAGCGAGCGCTTCGGCCGCGCCACGCAGGAAGAAGTCGCGCGGATGATGCTCGACCCGGCGCTGGCGGCGAAGAACATCCGCGCTGCGCTCGAAGCGGGTCGACCACTGACGCGCGGCGAGCAGGCATTCTTGATGCTATCGCGGAGTGCAGGCGCTGGAGTGCCAGCAGCACTAGGCGTGCAAGCAGGTACACAATAACGGCGACGAACGGTCGGGCGAAGCCGACCCAGAAGGAGTGATCCATGCCACGCAATAGTACCGGGGTTTACACCCTGCCTCTGCCGCCGGTTGTTGCGGGCGAGGTGATCGAGTCGCTGTGGGCCAACACGTCGCTCGACGACATCGGTCAGGCCCTGACTGACTCGCTTGACCGCTACGGCCGTGGCGGGATGCTGGCGCCGTTCCTGTTCTTCGACGGCACCGTCTCTGCGCCGGGCGCGGCGTGGGCGAACGCACCGGGCACCGGTTTCTTCCGCGTCGCCGGCTATCTCGGCGCGTCATGGAACGGCGCCGAGATCTTCAACTTCAACGGCAACGGTATCGCGCTTGCGGCTGGCAAGGAGGTCTTCCTGCCACAGGCACCGGCGACAGGCACCAGCGCCGTCAACAAGACCTACGTCGACACCGCTGACGCCGTGCTGCAAGCGGCCATCGACGCCGTCAGCGGTTCGCTGGCAGGCTATCTGCCGCTCACTGGCGGCAGCATGACGGGGACCATCACCTACGACGCCACCAACGCACCGTCAGGTTCGCCTGCGTTCCAGATCTCAAACGCGGCCGACAAATCCATGTGGCTCGGGCTGGACAACCGCCCCAGTGGCGCGACCGGGATCGTCACGGTCGATGGCGCGCTGGCGATCTGGACTAAGAACGCGCAGCGCGCGATCTTTTTCGAGAACACGGCGGTCTTCGACATCGTGCCGCTGTTCAACATGGGTGCGGTCGTTGCGGCGCAGTCGGTCTACGAATTGCGCAACGTCGCCAACGACGCGCCGGCTTGGCGCATCGGCGCGGGCAGCTACACAGGCAACGCGGCTTTTGGCGTCTACAACGTTCCACTCGGCGTGTGGGGGATGCTGATTGATCCCACGACCAACGCCGTCACCTTCCGTGGCGGGTTGACGATGTTCAACCTCATCAATGCCGCGCAAGATGGCATCGTGATGGGCGGGGTGGCGGGTCAGCCTACCACCCGTATCCTGCTCGGCAGCCAACCCGACAGTGCAAACCTTGGCATTGAGTATGACCGCGCGACAGGCACCAGCAGCTTCGGTCTGCTGACGACCCTGCAGGCTGCGATGCAGCCGCGCTTGCAGTTCCTGAATGACGCCAGCGTGATCATCCCTGTTGAAGTCCCGCTGTTCCGCGTTTACATGAACGTGGCCTCGTCGTGGCTCGACTTTGCGCCCTATAACAACAACGCTTACCCCGCCATCGGGTTCTATCAAGGTGGCGTGCGCGAGTGGAAGCAATGGATGGACGCTCCCGCTGGCAACTTGATTTTCACCCCTGTTGGCAGCGGGGGAGAGTTTATTATGGCGGCCGACGGCACGTTTCGAATCATTGCGCAGCAGAAAGCGCTGTCGTGGGTCTCTGGCTCCGAAGAGCGGATGTCGGTCTATCTCGCAAACGGGCTATACCCCGGCATTAACTGGTATTGGCCCGGCGTGCTCTACTTCGGCATCTTTCAGGCGTCGTCTGGCAATCTGTGGTTCAGCACCCAGAACGACATCAACAATGTGCAGACGTGCATCACAGGCGGTGGCGACGTGCGCGCAAAGCGCTTCATCGCCACGCCGAATCCGGGGATCTGAGATGCCGGGCGCGTTCTTCACCGAATACGGCGGGGGCGGGGCCAAGGACCTCGACGACGTCTTCAACGTCGACACAGGCTCGCCTGCCGGCGGCACCACGGGCTTCTATGACGGCGTCTACTGGGGCGCGGATCTTGCGCAGATCTACTCGCCGCGCAGCGCAGGCGACGATATCGGCTACGACACCGGCTTCGTCGCGCTTGACGGCCGTGACCTGCGGCAGTGGTTCGCCAAGAAGGGCACCACCTTCATCGACATCCCGGTCGGCGCAGGGATCGCGGTCCAGTGCAACGGTTACACGCTGCTGACGGGCGATGGCGTCACGAACAACGTCGGCGGCAGTCGCGGGTATATCCAGTGGAGCCGCGACAGCGCGGCGGTGCAGGTCTTGAACACCGACGGTGCCGACTTCAACGTGCCATGCCCGGCGACAGGGCGCGGTCTCGGCAACATCGCTCCGATACTGGTCGGCGGTTTCAACGCCGCAGCGCGCTACCGCATCCCGCCGAATTCGACGTGGCGCATCACGTTCGAGGTCTCCAACCTCGGGACCGAGACCTTCGACGTGGCGGCGAACGCCAGCGGCGTGATCGACTCTGGCTGGCGGCCCTTCTTCAGCGGCAACATCAACTGGTGCAACATCAACGACCCGTGGGCCAGCGCCGCCAACTTCGTCGGCTTCGCGCCGCCGGCTGGTTTCAACTACTGCGGGGCATACCTGTATGCTGACTGGAACGCGGGAGGGTCGCGCATTCTGTTGTCCGCCGGCTCGGGGCGCTCTCCCGCCACCAACCACCCGGGCTGGGTCTGCTATGCGACACGCATAGCCTAACAAGGAGAATTGCAATGACGCTCGAACTCAACGAACAGGAACTGGACATCGTGATGCGCGCCCTGATGCAGCAGCCCTACATGGCTGTGGCGCAGGTCATCCCGAAGATCGTCCAGCAAGCGAATGCGCAAAAGCCTGCCGCTCCTGCTGTCCCCGCTCCTGCTGCTGAGTAGCTGCTCGGCCATCGACGCAAAGCAGCGGGCGTTGTTCTGCCTGCTGTTTTGCGTTCAGGTGGAGACTGAGTTCAAGAAAAAGCCCGCCGAAGAGGCGGGCCTAAAGACCAAGAGCACTGAGGACTTCAGCGATCCCCAGAAAGATCAGGCTCCAAAGGCCGACGCAAAGCAGTAGCAGCCAGTGGAACCAGATCGGCGAGCGCTCGGGCTCGCGCGCGTTGTGCTCGTCACGAAACTCACTGGGCCGGCGTCGCGCAGACCGACAGCACCGCCGCGACCTTCGCGTCGTTGCACATCAGCTTGAGCGCCGCCTCTTTCTGACCGAAGTTGTGCAGCAGCCGTGCGTTCTCGCGCAGCGTGCAGCCCTCGTCTTCAGTGCTTGACCCGAACCCGATAGCGCCACCGAGCCAGCCACCGCTGATGCCCACGCTGATGCGGCACGGGGCCGTCGGCGTCGCCAGCACATCGGGTGCCTGACCCACGGTCATGATGCGCTCGGGCGTGCTGTTCACGACCTGCACGCTCTGGGCGTTGCCGACGTTGCTCGCGCCGGCTGCAGCCGCAGCAGAAGCACCAGAGGTCGACGCGCCGCCCGCGCCGCCGTTGGCGGTCTGGCTCTGATTGCCGCCGACGCCGACAGCGCTCTGGCCCTGCTGCTGGCCCTGATTGCCGCCGACGCCTATCGCGGTCTGGCCCTGTAGCTGGCCTTGCGCTTGGCCCTGCAACTGCCCTTGGTGCTGGCCTTGGCTGTTGAGGTTCGTGTTGGTGTTGCGGATGTCAGGCGAGATCTGCGGGCTGATGGTGGTCGGCGTGGCGGTAGCAGGCGCGCTGCAGTTGCCCACACAGCCATCATTGCCCGGACTTGCAACTGCGGGACCGCAGAGAAAACACAACAGCAGTATCAGACGTTTCATCAGTGACTCCCTAAGAGTAGTACTACGAGGATGCCTCCAGCGCCGCCGAGCAGGAACCCTGCCCAGAACGCGATGGAGACGGCTTTCATTGTAGTGCGCGCCAGTTCGCGCGCGAGCAGGCTAGTGTCCATGAAACTCCTTTAGTGTGGCGACGATTCGCTTGCAATGCTCACAGGTGCGGGCTCGCGCGTGCTCTGCGGCCGTGTCGTGCGCAGCCCGCAGCAACCCACGCAGCCGATCCGCTTCGACCTCCAGCGCTGACTTGAGCGTTGCCGTCCCACGTCCGGTTACGTTCAACTCTAGCGGGCTACGCTCGAAAGCCTCGTAGTCCGTTCCTGCCTGCGCTGCGGCTGGCTCGAACACAACGGCGTCAACGGTCCAGCCATCTTTTTCAGAGAAGTGGTACACGCCACCTCTGGGGCCTTTGGCTACCCAAGCGGTTGCCCGGCCCTGCGCCGGTGCACCCCTGTGGATGCGACCGCACTTGTTGCAAACACCTCCGGCAGTCATCAGATAACTGCAGTCCGGGTCGCCAATGCTTTGCGGTTCCTCGCGCGGGGTCACAGCGTCACCCGGCGGGTGATCGACTGCACGACCATGGTGAGCATGTGAGCCCGCTCGTGCAGCAACGCAACCCTATGCATCAGTGCCGATGGGGCGCTGCTCGGCATTGCGCCGTTGGGCTCTTTCTGCGGCAGAGGCTCACTGAGCACCAGCGTAAGGGTCGACTCCAGTTCGCCAATCGCGCCAGCGAGCACGTCCAGTTGTGAGTCCAGCGAGTTCAGGCGATTCTGCACGGTGTCGCGCTCGGTCACTGGCGCGTTCAACGCGCCGCGCATGCTGTCGGAGCTAGCCACTCCGCCGATGCTGTTGCGGTAGTTCTGCTCGTAGTTCATCAGATGACTCCCTTGATGAGAAGAAGGACGGCCACGCACAGTGCAACGGCGCAGCCCCAGAAGATGAATCGGTCGAGCGCGGACTCGATGCTAGAGTCGAAGCGCTGGAACACCGGCGACTCGAACTCGGTCCGCTTCGTCGGCCTGATGAACTTGCGGTTGCCGTGCCGATGAATCAGCGACTGCTGCGCTTCCCACTCGCGGTAGTTCATCAGAACCTCCACTTGTCAGACGGCCACAGATCGGGCCGGAAGAAGTACGGCGCGATGCCGAGGGCCTGCGACAGGTCGGGGACCTGCTCGGCCGGCAGCAGGAAGTTGCGGTTCTCTTTCGCGCGGCCCTTCCAGATGTGCAGGGTCTGCGGCGCGACCTTCATCGCTCGCGCGATGTCGGCGTCCGTCACGCCCAGATCACGCGCGTCCTGCAGCCCCCACAGCAGCGGGTGCGTGCGGGTCGCGGTGCCGTCCGGCTTTCGCGCGGGCAGCTTCACGGCTTCACGTTTAAACATTTTCCTTTTCCTTGACGTAGTCGGTCAGTGCCTTGAAGAGCCGAGATTGGTCTGCGTCTTTGTTCGACAGCGTCTCGGCGATCCGCTGGTCGATGGTTCCTTCGGTGGCGATGATGTGGATCACGCACGTCTTCGCCTGCTGGCCCTGCCGCCAGACGCGGCGGTTGGTCTGGTCGAACTCTTCGAGGTTCCACGTCAGACTGTACCAGCAAACGGCGTTGCCGCCGCTCTGAAGGTTCAGCCCCAGACTGACGGTCGTCGGGTGCACCAGCAGCACCGGGATCTCGCCACGGTTCCACTTGTCCTCGATCTCGTTCGCGCGCTTGTCGCTGACGCCGCCGATGATGTACGGGACGTCGCCGAAGCCCTGCTCGACGAGCACGTCGCGCAGGTACTGGACCTCGCTGCGGAAGGCGACCGCGACCATCAGGGGCTGGCCGTTCTGCTCCTCGATCAGGTCGAGCAGCGCCCTTGCCTTCGCGTCGTGCAGGTACTCGGTGACGCGCTCGCTGCCCTCGTCTTCGGCGTAGACCGTGCCGCTGGCGATCTGGCGCAGCTTCATCGCGCTTGCGGCGGCGTTGCTGGCCTTGATGACGCCCGACTTCCAGCCCGCGATGTAGTCGCGCTCGACCTTGCGGTAGACCTTCATCACGTCAGCCGGGGCCTGCACCGTGATCGTGTTGAAGAGCCGCTCGGGCATGTCGATGTAGTCCTCGGCCTTCAGGCGCAGCGCCATGTCGCCAATCTTGGCGAAGATCCGATCTTCGGCGGTCGCCTGCGGGTTCCACTTCGGCACGGGCACGCCGGGGATGAACTCGGGCACGAAGTACTCGCGCCGGAACTTGCCCAGCGTCGTGCCGAGCCGCACACCGCCGTCGGCGATGGTGATCTGGCCGAAGAGGTCATGCAGGCCGTTGGGGGCGGGCGTGCCGGTCAGCAGCACGCGGCGCTCGAACTTGTGCGCGATCTTCTTCAGGGCCTTGTAGCGCTCGGTGCTGGAGTTCTTGATCTTCGTCGACTCGTCGAGAATCAGGACATCGAACGGGAACACGCCCGTGCGCTTCTCCTCGTCGAGGATCATGTCGACCAGACCGAGCACGTTCGCGCGGGTGGCGAGCAGGTCGTAGTGCGTGATCAGGATGTCGGTCTTCGACTGCAGCGCACGCTGGCGCTCGTTGCGGTCGCCCATCGCCGAGGCGATGGTGAAGTCCTTGAACTGCGCCCACTTGCTGCGCTCTTTCGGCCACGTCGACGACGCCGGCCGGCGGGGGGCGACCACCAGCGCGCGGCGAAACATGGCGTGCTCTTTCAGGACGCTGATGACGCCGTAGCTGATGCTGGTCTTGCCCAGACCCGGATCGGCGAAGATCGCGCACGCGCCATCGGTGCGCGTGACGGCCAGTTGCATCGCGCGCAGTTGGTAGTGGTGCGGGTTCCAGACTTGCATGTCATCCCTCGATTGATTGATCAGATGGGATCTTACACGATTCCAGCAGCCCGCGAAACTCGGCCGACGAACGGCAGATCTCGACCCGGAAGCCCATCGTCGTCAGGCGCTCCCGCCACCACCGCTGCAGGGGCTTGAGGTAGCGGCCGGGGGCCTTGAACTCGATGAACATCAGGCGCCCGCCGGGTATCAGCAGGATGCGGTCGGGGATGCCGGCGAGCCCGAAGGGCGACAGCTTCAGCAGGATGCAGCCGTGCTTGTCGGCGATCCCTCGGCAGTGTTGCTCGGTGTAGTGCTCCATCAGTCGGGCTTCCGGTAGCGGTCTAGGGTCTGGACGTCGGCCTTCAGCGGCAGGCCCGGTGCCCAGTCGATCTCGGTGGCGAGGGCGGCGTTTAAACGCTTGACGTGGTCGCCCTCGGCGACCAGTTCGTCGTGCGCGTGCAGGACGTACGGCAGCGAGGGCTCGCGCAGCATGGCCTCGGCCATCACGTCGCGCGCGACCGCCTGCGTGAAGTTCTCGGCCAGCTTCCCGCCGTAGGTGAAGTCGAGCACCATGTTGTCGCCGAAGGGTGCGTAGAACGCAATCGTCGGCCGCTGCTGGCGCTGCTCCTCGGGCTTGTCGACCTCCCACGGAGGGGTCTTCATGCGGATGTGGGCGCGGTGCCAGCACAGCGCCCGACCGCTCGGCATCAGCGCCCAGAGGGAGGCGCCGTTGTGCTGGAAGGTGATCATGTTGCGCACGACCTGCACGGTGCCGGGGCGCTGGATCGCGGCCATCGCGGCGTCCTGCAGCAGCCACCAGAAGTCGACGATCTCGGGGTGCGCCGCGCGCCACGCGACTTTGATCGACTCGGCCTCCTCTTCGCTGACGTGGACCCCGTAGTTGCGGCCCATCGTGCGGAAGGCCTTCTTGCCGCCCTGATAGCCCAGCGACAGGGTCGCCACCTTGCCGATCTGGCGCTCGGGCTTGTCGGCCTTCGTGATCGGGCGGTGGTAGATCCCGGTGGCGGCGTGCAGGTACACGTCGTCGCCGCCCCGGAAGATGTCGAGCGTGGCCTCGTCGCCGGCCAGCCACGGCAGGACGCGGGCCTCGATGGCGCTTTCGTCGCCCGCCGTCAGGACCGGCTCGAAGCCGGGTATCAGGGACGGCCGTATAGCGTTCAGGAGGACCTCCAGCGGGTCGCCGAAGGCTAGGAGGCATTCCCAGCGCCCGGAGGCTCTGAGGGCCTCCATAGCGGCTCTGGTGGTCTCGTATGGCATGGTCGGACGGGGCAGGTTCTGGGGCTGCACGATCCGGCCCGACCAGCGCCCGGTCTGAGAGGCCCCGCAGTAGCTGAACATGCCCCGGATGCGGCCGTCGAACGAGACCGACCGCAGCATGGCGTGGTACTTCTTCGGCGACACCGCAGCGGCCTGCTGGCGCAGCCGCAGGATCTGCTGGACGTCGTCCGGGTAGAAGTCCGGCGCCGCCAGCACCTCGTCGATGGTGTCGGCCCGCAGATCTGGCAGCACCACCCGGCGCCGGGCGCAGTACTCGCGGATCGCCTGCACCTGTCCGGGCTCGACATCGAACAGCCGCCGCATCTCGGTGGCGACGTGGCGCTGGTAGTCGTTGACGGCCTCGGCCGCGAGCCGCACGAACTGCTCGTCGATGGCGATGCCCCGGTCGTTGATGTCCTCGCTGATCGAGTAGATCAAGGCCTCGCGGGTGTTGAGCCACGGCCCGAGCTTGCTGCTGATGGCGTGCTCGGAGTCGACGTCGCGCATGCAGTAGGTGCCGAGCGCACGCAGGTCGCCGGGCTCGCCGCGCGCCATCTTCAGCATCAGCTTGCGGGCTTCCTTGTCCTTCACCACGTCGGCCTGCAGCGCGACGCCGCTGCCGTACAGCGACGCGGGCAGGTTGCGCTGCATCGCCATCGCCTGCGGGTTGTACCAGTTGCGGATCGGCGGGAAGCCGTGGCGCGGCACCATGATCCACTGCCACATCACGCGCTCGAACTGCGCGTTCCACGCAACGCCGTGCCCGTCGCTGTAGAACGGCGGCGGCACCGGGTCGCCCGGATACCAGACACCACGGTTCTCGCCGTAGCGGTAGGCCATGCAGAGGATGCGGGTGCTCGGGTGCTCGGCGTAGCGGTAGACCCCGACCTCGGTCAGGTCGAGATCGCTCGCGCTCTCTAGGTCGATGTGAATCATACGCAGCCTGATGATGGAGGGAAAAAACGGCCCGCCGAAGCGGGCCGTAACCTAGCGGTGTAAAGCAATCTCAGCTTACGCGAACGGGTCGACGTTGTCACCAGCGGTGGCGGCGGCGCTCTCGAACGGGTTCGCGGCGTCGACCACCGGGCTGAAGACTTGCGTCGCCGGACGCTTGCCGCCGAAGCGCTCGTCGTCGCCCAGCTTCTGGACGTTGTTCAAACCGAACGAGACGCCCTTGTTGCCCTTCTGGTTGTAGCCGAAGCAGTTGATGTCCGCCCGGACCCAGCAGCCCGAGTAGATGTCGTCCTGATCGGTGATGGGCTGGTTCGCCTGATTCACGATGCCCGGCGCACCTTGCGAGGCCTTGCGGCTCGCAGAGATGAAGATCCGGTCTTTGTAGAACGCGTACTCGCTCGCCTTCTCGTCGCCGTCGCGCAGCGGGTTGCGCAGCCCGGCCGGCACCTTGCCCTCGCCGAAGAAGTCGTTCGCCGCGTTCTTCATCGCGGCCTTCAGCAGCGGCAGGGTTTCGTCGTTCTTCTCGAACAGCAGCACTGCGGTGTACTTCGGCGCCTGCGGGGTGCCGTCGTCGTTCGTGCCGGCGCGCGGCTCCAGCAGTGCTTGGTACGCGAGGCGGCAGATCCCGGTCAGGACTCCGGTCTTGCCGATGGCGGCGGGCTTGACGTTCACTTGTGGCTTTGCCATGTTGATGCTCCGATAAGTTGAAAGGTTGATTACTCGACTGCAGTGAACACTGCGATGGCTTTCTCTGCCGCCGCAGTCTTCGGGTCTACTGCTTCACGCTTGTCGTCTGCAGCCGCCAGCGTGAGACCCGAAGAGACCGACTCTATCACGCCACCGAAGATGGACGCGAAGAGTTTCTTGTTGCCGACCGCGCGCTCCAGCGCGGGCGGCGTCATCAACGTCCGGGGCTCCCAGACGTCGATCATGTTGTCGACCGCGATGTCGATCACCCGCTTCTCGTCGACCCACTGCCGCGTCGCGCGCTTGCGCACCAGCTTGTAGCCGTCGACGACCTCGCCACGCAGCGCGCGATCCATCGCCTCCTTGCGCACCGCGCCGATCCACGCGTCGATCATGTCGGCCTTCGCAAGGATCTGCCCGAGGGTCTCGGTGTCGACCTCGCTCACGTCGGCGAAGACCTGCTGCGCGCTGAGTACAGCCTGATCCTTCAGCGCCTTGCACTTCGCGCTGTGGGGGCAGAACTTGCAGTGCTCGCCGGGGACGAAGTCGAGATGGTCGAAGGGGTGGCCCTTCGCCAGCGCGCGGCCCTGCATCCGGGCACGCGCGATGGCGCTGGCGATCTCGTTGGCGAAGTGCACCAGCGACGCGACCGGGGTCGTCCACGAAGAGACGTTCTCGATCCGGGGCTGGTGGACGTGCAGCACGACGTCGTCGATCTCGACCATGTCGCCGGCCTGACTCAGCGCCAGCACGGCGTAGCACAGCATCTGCTTGTTCCGCTCGGCGTGGACGCGGATGCCCTTGCCGTACTTGAAGTCGACAACGTGCAGCCGCCGGCCTTCGAGATCCCACACCAGCGCGTCGGCGGTGCCGCCGAAGTCGGGCTCCGCGCTGAAGGTCATCTTCTGCTCGACCTGCAGCGCGCCACCGAGGGCGCGGACGTAGTCCAGATAGCTCTGGACGTGCCCGCGCATCTCGGCCGTGATCTCGATGGTGTGGCCGTCCTCGCTCGCGGTCTCGACCGCCTGCCAGACCTCGTGCGCGTCGAGCCCCAGTTCGAGGCAGGTCGACGCCATGTGATGCGCGACCGTGCCCTCTGCGGCGTCGGCGCTGGTCGTGCGCTCGTAGCCCTTCGAGGCCTCGACCGAGGCAGCGCACACCATCCAGCGGTGCGCGCTGCTCGGGCTGAAGAGGTGGTGCGTGCTCATGCCGCGAGGCGCTCGATGGTGGCGGCGATCTGGTCGTCGGGGACGTCCGAGATCTTCAGGAAGGGCGCGAGCCTTTCCTTCGCTCCGGGCATGCCGTGCTTCGTGATGCACTCCTGCAGCGCGACGCGCAGGTCAGCCAGAGTCTTGCCGGGCTTCACGGGCTTGATGTCGGCCATCTTCTCGCTGACCGGTGGCTCGGGCTCCCTCTCGCGCGCCGGGTGATCCGGCTGGTGCACCTCGGGCATTACCTCGGCCTTCGGTTCCTTCTTCGCGCGCTTCGCTTTCGGTGGCTGCTGCGCTTCGGCCATCTGGTCGAGTGTCTGCAGCGGGCCGGAGGCTTCGTTGCGGGGCGTGGTCTGCTCGCGCTCCGACAGAATCAGACGCAGCGCGTCGGCGATTGTGGCGAGTGCGTTGATGACTTCGGTGCGAGTGCGTTGCTCTAGTGTGTCCATTGATTCCTCGATAGGTTGATGGTGCTGCGGGGGTGAATCTACTACGGCCTACAGCGTGCGTTTAAACGCCGCCAGCATCGTGCGCTTGTCGCCCGCGATCTTGATGATGCGGATGCCGTTGCGCAGCCAGCGCTGCACGGTGGCGCGCACCGGGTTCGCATCGAGCGCGAGTGGTGTCTCGCAGTGTGCCGCGATGGTGTTGTCGCTCTCGACAACAGGCACGAACATCACGCCGCAGCGATCCGGCCGCAGCCGCTTCGGCAGCGGTGCCGGGCCGCGCGACATCTGCAGCCACAGGCACTCGAACTGCGCGCACGACGGCGGCCGGGCCTCGTAGATCCCGCAGCCGGTGTTACAGAGGTGCTGGCACGGGGTGTTGATGGGCTTGCGGATCTCCTCGACCGCAAGCACCGTGCAGCAGACCTTGCAGTCGCCGCAGCCGCTCATACCGACAGCACCGCAGCGATGATGCCGAGGCCGACCAGAATCCAGAACAGCGCGTACAGCGCCATCGGGATCAGGACGATCAACAACAGCAGCTTGATGATGAAGTTCATGCTGAGGCCCTCCTCGCTGCGCTGACGCGCTCGCCCTCGGCGAGTGCTTCCAGCACCTCGCCCAGTTCGGCGTGCAGTGCCTTCGCCAGCCCGTGGCTGATGGTGATGTCGGTCTTGTGCGCGCTCTCGGTGGTCTGGCGTGAGTGGCACGCGATCACAATCGGACCGCAGTAACGGACGCGCTCCAGCGTCACGATCTCGACCTTGTGGTTGTGCTCGCTCATGCCGGCCTCCGCGTGCCCGAGTGCTTGTGCGAAGACGTCAGCCACAGCCGCGTCTCCAGCTTGTCGCGGAGCGTGACGGCCTGCGTCCGCGTCAGCCGAATCCTGATCGACTCGCCGTTCGCCGAGTCGACCGAGACATAGATCGGCGAGCCGTTGCCGAGTACCTCAATCGTTTTCGTTGCCATGTTAGCGATCCTGAATGAACGACGGGCAGTTGTTGAACGAGGTCGTGAGCGTGCGCCCGTCAGAGTACACGCAGACCGTGCGGCCGTCGGGCAGCTTGTGCTGCGCGACAAGGTTGGCCGCCAGCGCGTAGCCGGCGGCGAAAGAGAGCGCGAACAGCAGCGCGAGCTTCAGCGCGAACTTCATAGCGGGCAGTCGATGTTGGCCTCGGCCGCCTCGCGCGCCGCCTCCAGCATCGCCCCTTGCTCGGACTCGGTCAGGTCCTCGAACGACTCGACCTCTTTGCGCTCGCCGTCCTCGACCAGTTCCTCGGGCAGGTCGGCGACCGCGATGCTGTCGTCGACGTACTCAGACGCCGTCAGGTTCTCGACCTCGGTCGCGTCGTTGCGCAGGGACTCGGCCCAGTCGCGCAGGCCGCTGGCTTTCTCTTCCATCTCGTCGGCGTTCGGGACACGGTTGCCGTTGCCGGTGGTGGCGTCGGCGGCCTCCTGATACTCGTCGCCGACGGCCTCGATCTCGTCGGCGGCGGTGTTCAGTGCCTCGGCGACCTCCTCGGGCGAGGAGGCCGCAGCGAGCGCGTCCTGCAGCGCCTCCTGCGCCGCGTACGCGGCCGACATCTTCGATCCCGTCAACTGCGACTGGCGGGGCGGTGTCTTGCTCATCTGCTTGCGGCCCCGGAAGCCGACCGACCAGAAGTAGTAGGTGTCGCCTTTCTTGATGCCGTGCTCGGGGTAGTCCTTGCCGGCGACCCGGCTGAATGCGCGTGCCATGATTTAACGTCCTTTCGTGAATGCGGTGTCTTTGAGGATGGTGCCTTCGTACTGCTTGGCCTGCCACCACTCGGCGCCGTCGTGCGCCAGCACCAGCGCGTCGGCGGCGTTCCCGGTGATGCTGTAGCGCCAGATCGAGACCGGGCTGCAGTTCGCGGCCTTGACCTTCTCGCGCCCGAACTCTATCGCAGCCGTGCGGGAGCGGAAGGTCTTCTGCCCGACCTTGCGGGCCTCGTTCCAGTGAGCGGTGTAGAGAATCATGCGAGTGTCAGTCCGTCGTTGATGATGCCGTGATAGATGTCGGCGAAGTAGCGGCGCTCGATGGCGTGGGCATCGCCCAGCATCTGACCGTCTTCGGGGAGGTGCTCGGCGACCCACTCGGCAGCCGACTCCGAGACCGGAGTCAGCAGCACGATGGAGCCGCCGTCGATGACGGTGAAGTCCGACATCAGGCACCCTTGCGGGCGGTGCAGCGCACGGTCGGGACGCCCTCGGCGACCTGCGTGTACTTCTCGGTCAGGCCGACGATCACGGCGCTGTCCACGGTGCCGTCGGCAACGAGTTCAGCAAGGATGGCCTTGTAGTCGACGACGCGCTTGATGCCGAACGTGACGGTGGCGCGGAAGAGTTCGCCCTCGAACGCGCAGACGTTCGGCGACTGCGCGGCCTGACCGATCAGGTAGGCCTTCGCGCTGTCGATCTCCTCGCCGATGTCGGCCTTGTCAGCCAGCAGCCCGCCGAGCACGTCAACGATTGGGGTCTTGATGAAGTTCATTTGATGCCTTTCGATTAGTCGATTAGTCAATGGAGGTACAACAGAACGAATCATACACTATCTGAGCCGTCGTGCCGACCGTTCGTCGGCTGGTAGCGGGCGAGCACCAGATCGCGCAGCAGGCCCTCGGGCAGGGGCTGCAGCGCCTCCTGCAGGCAGGGCTCCTGCTTCGGGGGCGGCAGGTAGCGCCCCAGATCGGGCGCGCTGGGGTGGTAGGCATAGAGCGCGTTCGGCACGATCAGCGCCAGCCCGTCGCGTGGGTCGAGCCACGAGATCCGGCCGCTCATGATCTTGCGGAAGCCACCCCGGTCGGGGGCGGTCTCGTACAGGACGTCGTCGCCGACCTTCATGCCGGCACCCACTCGCCGCCGCTGTTGTAACGGCCGCGCCACTGCCCGAACTCCAGCGGCAGGGTGTTGCTGTGGTTCGTGTAGAGCCACTCAGAGCCCGCGAACGGGCCGCCGGTGAGGATCACCTTCAGCAGCGGATCCGGCCGCTTGTAGGAGCGCTTGAGGGCCTCCAGCGTGCTCTTGATGCGCGCCCGCCGGTCGACCTCGACCCAGATCCCGGTCCCGGTGTAGTCGCCGTGCCGGATCACGACCGAGCCGCCGCCGGACTCGATGCTGAACATCAGGTCGCCACGGCGCATCCGCACCGGGTCGGTCGTGACGGTGCCGTACAGCACCGCCAGATCGCGCGCAGGCCTGCGGTGGTCGTAGTTGACCCGGATCTTCGCGCCGGGCTTGATGTCCCGCCGCGAGGCGGGGACGAACAGTCGCTTACTCATCATTGCTCTCCTCGGTGAGATCGTGCCCGCAGCAGGGGCAGCAGATCGGGGTCCACTTGCCAGCCATCCGCCACGTCGCGCCGCAGTCGCTGCACTCGTGCTTCAGGTTCCGGGTTGTTTGCTTCTTCCGCGCCGACAGGTCGAGCGTGCTGTGCGGGTACGGGCCGATAGCTTTGGCGATGCACTGCAGGCTGACCTTCAGGGCGTCGCCAGCGTGGGTGCTGGTGGGCTTGCCTTCGAGCCCCAGCGCGCGTGCGATCTTCACGAACGGTGCCTTGTGCCCGGACTTGCAGTCGTCGACGGCGTGGCAGAGTTCATGCGTCAGGATGTCGAGCGCAGCGACCGGGTCGCTGATGCGCGGGCTGATGAAGATCTCGTTCACCTTCGCCGCACTGAAGTGCGTCGGCCAGCACTCGCCGATCCGCTTGCGTGCGCTGCCGCCGCCGGGCCACGAGCACGAGACCTTCACAGGCGGCAGGGCGTAGCCCGCCGACTTGAAGTTCACCGTCAGGTGCCGGACCCCGGCTTCGAGCCACTCTTCGCGTGTCATGTTCATCACCCGATCATGTTGACGGAGGCGGGGTCGAAGCCGTTGCGGCGCGCGATGGCGGCGGCCTGCGTCCGGTTGTGGGCGTGGACCCGGACGAAGAACCGCGCGCCCAGCACCCGGTCCATGTACTCGACCTCGTACAGGTGCCGGGCGGCGGTGTTGCCGTAGGTGTTGTCTGCGTTCATCGGTGTTCCTTTCGTGATGGTGTAAGACGGAGTCTGAACCTGTTTGAACGCCGCGTCAAGCGAACTTGTCGGCGCAGACCGGACCGATGCCGCGCTCGATGGACTCGGGGTCGGTCAGGTCACGGCCGCACGAGCAGCAGCGCCCCGACAGCTTGCCGAACTTCATCGCGGCCGCGAGCGGGTTCTCTTCGATGTCGTCGAGCAGCGCGATGATGTCGGCGGCGTCGATCCCGGCGGTGCGCAGCCGGGCCGCGAACAGCGAGACCTTGCCGTCTTCGATCTTGCCGACGACGCCGTCGTAGCGGGCGTGCTTGATCCAGCAGAGCGTGTCCTGATTCTTGCGGGCCAGCGTCACGTCGCCGAGGTAGAAGTGCGAGTGCTTCTGCATCACGGCGAACAGCGACGGCACCATCTGCACGGGCACGACCGCCACGGGCGTCGAGCCCGCCTTCGGCTTGCTCCACTCGACCAGCTTCGCGGCGAAGCCCTGCTGCGCCGGGCTGGCGTAGCTGCCGAAGCGGTTCAGCTTCGCGGCGATGTCGCGGCAGGTCTCGGCCTTGCCGGCGGCGAACGTGTCGCGGCGGGCGGCGAAGCGGTCGGCGGCGGCCAGCAGGTCGGCGGCGCTGGGGCTGCACTCGGCGGCCTTCGCCTCGCGGATGCTGACGGTCAGGGGGGTGATCTGGAAGGACATGGCGGTCTCCTCGGTTACCAGCTATAGCCCATCGCCGTCAGCTTGGCGCGGACCTGTTCGATGATCAGTTCAGCGACATCCGGGCGGGCGCAGGGGCGGCGCATCGAGCGCTCGAACTCGGCGATGCTCGCCCAGATGTGGTCGTTGATCGAGCCGCCCAGATCGAACTGGGACTTGGCGGTCTCGGCGATGATCTTGACGACGTGCTTGCGGACTTGCGTGTTCATCTCTATCTCCTGTGCGTTTAAACATCCAACAGAACGAATCATACACGATCTGAGAGGTCGTGCCGACCGTTCGTCGGCTGGTCAGACGGCGTCTGCGGCCCGCAGCAGGGCCAGAACGGCGTTGTAGGTCATGGTCGGGCGCTCCAGCATCGCGGCGCAGACGGCGGCGTGCTGGGCGTCGGTCAGGCCGTTCTCGGCCTGTGCCCGGCGGAACACGGCGATCAGGTCGACGCGTCCGGCGTCGAAGCGGGTAGCCCAGCGGGAGTAGGCCTCGAAGGCCGCCACGAGGGCGTAGAACCCCGCGACGGCCACGATGATGCAGGCGGCGAGGTAGACCATCAGACGGCCCTCCCTTGCTTGGCGAAGTGCTCGCGCCGGGCGAGGCACTTCGGGCAGTTGACGTGGCTCCAGTCGGACGTGACCCGGCCCTTCCGGGCACCCATCGCGCTGCCGGCGCACCACTTGCCCCAGCGCTCGCGGTAGAAGTGCATGGTCGGGACCTTGCCGGTCTCGATCTGCACCGGGCGGGCGGCGCGGCCGATCCAGTTCGCCACGCTCCAGTCCATCCGGCGGGCCTCCGACGCCATCTGGTCGGCGTGCTGCTTGATCACGGCGATCTCGTTCCGCAGCGCGCTCCCGGTCAGGGTCACCATCTGCTTCGTGACCTTGTCCGTCCGCTGGAGTTTGATGACGCCCGACTCGGCGGCCTCGGCCCTCTCGTGCAGCCGGATCGAGGCCGCGTTCAGGGACTCGACGATGGTCTTGCGTAAGTCGCGGCCCTCGGGCAGGCCGAAGTGCGGCCGGCGCGAGCCCTCGCAGCGGCCGTAGCGCCAGCCGTAGTCGAGGGTGTAGCCGTGGTCGGCGATCCGGCCGGCGCCGTCGACGGCCTGCTCACGGCCGCAGCACGAGCACTCGGCGCGGAACTGGGTGCGGGTGGTTGTCATCGTCAGATCCTTTCTGATTGAGCGTTTGAACAGCCCGAATCATACACGATCTGATGACCTGTGCCGACCGTTCGTCGGCTGGTATGGGCGGTAGTTCTGGGGGGTCTGGGCATTCCCCCCGGCCTTGTTCGCGCGAGGCGGGGGCCGGGGGGTCTGCTGTTCGCTTGCCAGCGCAGGGGCTGGAGGGCTACAGTGGAGGCCGCGACGCGATCCACAGGCACAGTATAGCCCGTGGGGAAGCGCCTCTGTCAACCCACAAGGAGAATCGACTGTGCGGATCTTCACGAAGCAAGAGCTAGACAACCCACCCCCAGCCAGAGCGCTGCATGTCACCAGTCACGGCGGGCTGTGCTGCCCGGTCTGCGGCAGCGACATGCTCGCGCTGCTGAAGAGCGCCGACGCGCCCCTGATCACTGTTTTTGACTGCTCTGATTGCGAGCACATCAGCTTCTTGCTGATGCACCACGCGCTAGACGAGGAGTCGGGGACGAGGGTGCCGGGCACCGTCATCAAGTGGGGTAACTCGTTCGAGGTCCCTGACTGCGTGCGCAAAGCTCTTCACTCGCAGCAGCCATGACCTTCGCATCCGACGCGCCCCTGCTCCAGCAGCAGGGCTATCGCGTAACACCCACCAGAGGCAAGGCCGCGTTCCTTCCAGCGTGGCAGAGCCACCCCATCACTGACGACATCCTCAAGACGCACGGCGAGTGCAACACAGGCATCATCTGCGGTGACGTGCTCGCGGTCGACGTCGACATCCTGAATCAGGAGGTGATCGACGCGATATACCGCGCATGGAAAACGGAAGGGCACCTCGACAAGTTCAAGCGCGCACCACGCCGCACGGGACAGGCGCCGAAGACGTTGTTCGTGTTCCGCGCGGCCGAGCCCGGCATGACGAAGAAGGCCGTCAAGCTCTTGCCGCCGGGCGAGATCAAGGCGCAGGGGATCGAGGTGCTGGCGACCGGGCAGCAGTTCGTTGCGTACGGCGTGCACCCCGACACGAACAAGCCCTACAAGTGGAACGGCGCAGGCGAGCCCCGCTCGCTGAAGCCCGACGACCTGCCGGCGCTGTCGGCCGAAGAGGTCGATGGCCTTCTCAGGATCGCGTACACGGTGCTGTGCGGCCACGGCTGGTCGACACCCACCAGCCAGCGCACGGCAGGCTCCAGCGCGATCCTGACGCGCCCCAAGCCCGTCCCGCTGCAGGTCGAGGGCGCACCCAAGCAGGCGCTCGATGCGCTGGCCGCCGCCGACCCGGACGACCGCGAGTCGTGGGTCGCTGTCGGGCACGCACTGAAGCAGGCCGAGCGCGATGGCGAGACATGGGCCGAGGATGCGTGGCTCGCGTGGTCGCAGCAGTCGAGCAAGTGGCGCGAGCGTGACCGCAGGCAGTGGTCGAGCTTCCACCCGACCAGCACCAGCATCAGCGTGCTCTACAAGGCCACAGGCGTGTCACCGTTCGACGCCGTCGACGTCAGCGAGCCGGCCAGCAAGCCCTCTCTCGCGCGTCCGCTGGGCGATGCCGAGGACTTTGACTTCGATGTCGTCTATCACCTGATCGACAACGTGCTGCCCGTTGGCGGGCTCACGATGCTGTGGGGCGAGAGCACCGCAGGGAAATCCTTCCTCGCGCTCGACTGGGCGCTGCACCTTGTCTACGGCCTGCCGTGGCACGGCCACAAGGTCAGGCCCGGCCGGGTGTTCTACATGGCTGGCGAGGGCGAGGTCGGGCTCAAGAAGCGCGTGGTGGCGTGGCGCAAGCACCGCAACATCGCCGAGCCCACAGGCACGCGCTTTGCCATCCACAACCTGAAGCACGTCACTGCGTTCGAGTCGCTCGACATGGACGCGTACTCGGTGCCGCCGTGCGACCTGATCGTGGTCGACACCCTCAACCGATGGAGTCAGGGCAACGAGAACGCCAGCGACGAGATGGGGCACTGGCTGCGCATCGCGCAGCAACTGAGTGACAAGGCCGGCGGCGCGGCGGTGCTGATCGTGCACCACGCACGCAAGGACGGCGACCAGTACCGGGGCTCGACAGCGATCAAGGCCGCAGTGGATGCGGAGTTCGAGATAAGCGGCGACCAGACGCACGTCCTGATCACGCACCGCAAGAGCAAGGACGAGGAGATGCTGCCGCCGATGACGCTGATGAAGCGCGTTGTGCAGATCGGCATGAAGGACGACGGCTTCGGTGGCACGAAGATGCACACCTCGCTGGTGTTCGAGCAGCCCACAGACGACGAGGAGAACAACGTGGCCGATGAACTGGCAGACCGCATCATCACGGCGTTGCGGCGCGTGCACGGCGAGTGCGGCAGCCAGAACCAACTGGTGGAACTGGTGAAGGGCAAGAAGGCGCTGGTGCACGCCAAGATCAAGGAACTGATCGACCGCAAGGTGATCGAGCGGGTGGGGCGCTACGGGCTGCGGCTGCTCGTTTTCAGCCCGGTGGAGCCGGGAACCACCCCGGATGGGGAGGATTCGATATGGGACTGACTGGTTCCCGAGGCGGGAACCACCCCTACAGAGGGAGAAACGGGGGTGGTTCCCGGTGGTTCCCGGTGGTTCCCGGAACCAGTGCAACAGGTGGTTCCCCGGTTCCCGCGCTTTATAGCGGGAACCGGGGAACCGGGCACCACCCAAAAAGAAAGGAACCGTCGGTTGCGCCCTGCCCGACGCGGGCGTAGAGTGCGCGGCATCGACACAACGAGGAACAGGAAAGTGCCACGCTCGAAAGCACTTAACGAAGTCGGCGAACTGCTGAAGCGCGAGCAGACCGCTGCCCGCGCGAGAATCCAAGCGGGCAAGATCATCGAGCGCGTTGCGAAGATCTCCGCTGGCGAGATCGTCGGCGACCCGCAGGTGCTCGGCGTGCAGCTTCGCGCGAGCGAACTTCTGCTGCGTAAGGCGCTGCCTGATCTCTCCAGTGTCGAGATGACGGGCGAGGCCGGCGGCCCGCTCACGATCACGATCAAGAAGATTGCGTGAGCGTGCTCCAGTTCTTCGTGCGGCCGACGATCTACTGCCGTGTCTGCGGCAGCGTCACCGTCAGCAGCGAGATCGACAAGGATGCCCGCACCATCGAGTGCTTCGAGCAGACGTGCTCGCAGTTCAAACGCAAGGCGCGCATCATCGACCAGCACCTCCTGATGTTCGAGCAGCCGAGTGATCTGGTGCTCGACCCGCATGGCAACCATTGAGCTACCGAACGGCTACACGCCGCGCGAGCTAGGCCAGAAGAGCGCGATGCGCTACTTCGACAACGGCGGCCTGCGTGGCGTGTACTGCTGGCCCCGTCGCTATGGCAAGGACCTGACCTTCGTGCACCAGACGTGCAAGGCGATGCACGAGCGGCGCGGCATGTACCTACACATGCTGCCGAATCACAAGCAGGCACGCAAGGTGATCTGGGACGGCTTCGACAACGACGGCCGCCGCATCATCGACACGGTCTTCCCGCCCGAGATCCGCGAGAGCAAGAACGAGACCGAGATGAAGATCGTGCTCAAGTGCGGCTCGCTGTGGCAACTGGTGGGCTCGGACTACTACGACAGCATCGTCGGCGCGAACCCCATCGGCCTCGTGATGAGCGAGGCCGCGCTCAGTGACCCGCGCGCATGGAACTACTTCCGCCCGATGATGGCGGGCAACGGTGGCTGGGCGAGCTTCATCAGCACACCGCGCGGCCGCAACTGGTTCTATTCGCTGCTGCAGTACGCGAAGAGCGATCCGATGTGGGACTGGTCGCATCTGACTGCGTATGACACGCAGCACATCCCGCCGCACGTCCTCGAAGACGAGCGCAAGCAGATGCCCGATGAACTGTTCCGTCAGGAGTACCTGTGCGACTTCAGCGCCGCCAACATCGGCGCGATCTTCGGCAAGTACATGGAGGCCGCCGAGCGCGAGGGACGCATCGTCGAGGCCCTGCCGCCTGATCCGATGGCGTCGCTGATCATCAGCAGCGACATCGGCTACCGCGACAAGGCCGCGTTCTGGTGGTGGCGCGTGATGCGTGGCGGGTTCGAGCTTGTCGACTACGACGAGGGCACGGGGCTCGATGCGGAGGAGTGGATCGAGCGCCTGCGCAACGACCACCCGCGCGCCGAGCGGATCTACCTGCCGCACGACGCGAAGGTGAAGACCTTCCAGTCGCGTCACAGCGTGGTCGAGCAGTTCCTGAAGGCGAACATCGCGGGCGACATCATCGTGAACCCGCAGCGCAAGAAGAAGGACAGCATCAACGCCGGCCGCATGGTGCTGAAGTCGGTCCGCTTCGACGCCGCCAAGTGCGCGGTCGGGATCGAGGCACTGCACGCGTACCACTACAAGTACGACGAGGAGCAGAAGACCTTCAGCAGCGAGCCCGAGCACGACTGGAGTTCGCACGCCGCCGATGCCTACATGGAGGGCGCGAGCGCGCTGCAGGACTACGTCGCACCCCCTGCACCGCCGAA